GCACAAACACGATACCGTTAGTAACGGGCAAATTAACTGTAACAATGCCAACTGTGTTGGGTATAACAGCGATTGGCAGTGTCGGGGATCCTGTTGATACACTATCATAAACCATACCAGATGCAGATCCCGCAGTGGTTACAGAAACCTTGGCAACCCAACCCGCTCCAGTGCGGACAAGTGTTGCAGCGTTCAATGCTGGCGCGGAAATCTTGCCAGCCGTGAACAGTGTAGCATTTGACACGCCGTTAATAGCAGTCACGCCGTTCTTTTGCGCTGTTAAGAGGTCGTCAAGTGTTGCTGGCATTAGAACCGTCCATCTGGTTGAAAGCGGTAGCGGATGTCACCAAGCCGCCAAAATGTCCCCACGTCATTGCTTGATACTTTAATGGCTATCAAACGGCCTCTGATGCGGGTGCTGATGTATTCTACCGCCTGCGTCATATTATAAGGGCCATATGCCACCGGTGTATCGCCGGGGTAATTTGTTGAGTAGAATGTAATTTGCACTGTCGAATTAGGCTGCTGGCTATATTGGCCCCACTTCATGTCTGGCCAAACTTGGTCAAGGAACACCAACTGATCAGCCTCAGACACCTCAAAGTAACCAGTCTGGAAACTAGACAACATAGGCATGCCATCCGCGTCATTAGTTACTTCGTGCTGATATATGTAACCACTTGCGGGATCGGCACCAATCGGCGGCCCAAGGACTGACTGATCAACCCACGCGCTTCTTGCTAATGAGCCATAATCCCACTGCTGCAGCACGGTGTTGAATTTGACGTAGCTGTCAACCTCACCATTACCAGCAACAGATGGGTAATACCAAGCCACCTCATTAAACTGCGCATTAGTTGCACAACGAATACGGTTTGTGTAAGGCAAGCCATTGGCATCATAGCCTTGATTGAGGTTCTGAAATACAACGTCCCACACTGGGCAAGGCATCGTGTTTGGATCGCCACCAGAATAGCTAAAAAACTGCTTCTGGCTCATCCAATATGTCACGCCGCCTAATGTAGCGGCTGCACCACGTGCAATAAGACCACAGCCCGTTTTGACTTTGTTGAATGAATAGACATATGGAGGGCCAATGTATTGCATCGCCCAGAGGTCAATGTCAGTCCACAGCAGACCTTGTTGGTTAGCCTGCAAACCGCCTACAATCAAACTGCCGGTAGGAATGCGGTATGACCCAGCTTGGTTTGTGACTGTTGCATCCCAAACAGCGTAATTTTCAACGTCCGACCACCGAACCAGCAAGGGATCACTTGTGCCGGTAAATGTTGATCCATATGCAATAACTTGCCGCTGGGGCATCGCAACAAACATGCCCGTATTTGCAAGAGGCACATTGTCAATGATTTGAGCGTTTTGCAAAACACCGTAAGGCTGCCACACATAAATTGGGCCGCCAGCTGGGCATGCAAGCAAATACTCACCCCAATTGTCTAGCGTCCAATCTGTTGCTGTGATGTTTGTCCCGGCTGTGGGTGTAATACCAGACCCAGTACCGTAACCGCCGACCCCATAGCCACCAACACCATAGCCAGAACCAGCAGGTTGAGGGACAACCGCATAATAAATGATTGCTTCGACATATCCATTGTTTTCAAATGCACCCGTTGTTGATGATGCCGTGTTTGACGCAGTAAATGTAAACGTATTGGCATCAATAATTGATGTAATTGTGTAAGTTCCAGATAGTGTAATGCCACCAACTGTAGTGGTTGGATCAACCGCTAATTGTGCGCCAACAACTTGCCCATGATTGGGAAATGTCACAGTGATTGTTGGTGAGGCTGTCAGTGTTTGATAATAGGCAACTTGGCCGGGGAACGATGCTGTATGAGTACCCGACCCAGCAGATGACGTATTGATCAGCGCCCCGCTCGGTGTCAGCGATATATTAAACGTAGTCGAGGTCAAGTTGCGAACAAAATATGTTGTTCCAGCTGTAATGCCAGTTGGTAATGTGCCCGTGGTTGTAAACTTAACAACAGTGCCACTTGCTGGTGCGGATGCAACAGTGATAACAGCAGGCGATGCATTGCTAATAGTTGCTGTTTGCGAGTTTGTATAAGTTGCAGCTGTCTCAGCATTGACTTGAAAGTCATTTGCATCGAGCACGTTGTCAATAGTATACGCGCCAAAGAGCTTTGTACCGCCAATTGACACAGGCGTAACATAGTAAATGTAGCTGTAAATGTTAGCAAAGCTTGAATTAATTTTCATTGTAATCGTAGTTGAGCCCGCCGTTGTCGTAAATGGGGGCACTACGGTATAAATGGCATCTTTGGGCGTAATGTCTTGATCAATGCCATCATAGACAACTGACAGAGACAATTCTGCGCCAACTGCAAGACGTTGTACACCATTCAAATCTTGCCATGCCTTCATGTTTCGAACGGGCGATGGGATCGTGTTTGGGTAAAATTTAACCCACCCACCAAGCTTTTGCGGCAAACCAAGGCCAGACCGATCGGGCAGGAACCGAATGAGATTAGACTGTGAAAGCGCAACCTCATTTAAGGCTGGCGTTTTCTGAGTATCGACACCGGGAATTAACTTGAGGGCTGCATGTGGCATGCGTTAGCCTCTTGTCGGCGTGGCAACAGGTGACGGCGAGTAAGATGTCCAAGCCGCCGCCTCATATTTCTTGCGAACTTCTTCAACAAGGGCGCTCTTCAAGAGGGCATTGTACTGGCCTTCATAGCTCTGCGCCATGGCTGGGTCATCCGACTGGCGGCCAAAGTTACGCTGATAGGCGCTGATATAAATCATGCTGGCCATGATCATAACATCTGGCAGATATGTGCTGATAAAGGTCGTCGTGTTGGATGCAGACAGACTTGCGGGTCTTGTCGTGCCGGTGATTGTAATAGTGTAGTTGCTGTCGGGCCAAGGGCCAAAAACAATGTTGCTTGAAGTATTGCCCGTTGTGGTCAAGTCACCGCCATACATGGCAAAATACTGAGGCAGAGCCGCACCGGTATTGGTGCTATAGACGTTCTGAATAAATGTCTTAGACACGGGCAAAACTGGCGTGTTAGATGGCCCAACGGTGATCGTCTGGGTTGTGACAAAATCACCGGTCGGAATTGCCAACTGGTTTGTGCCCGATGTCAGTGTGTAAGTGCGCGACACTTGCGTAGAAAGAAAGTCCAGATCGCGGCACATGCGGTTTTCCGCATAGGTGATCATCTGAGGCAAGATGGCGATGTAGTTAGGATCCGTTTCTGGGACAACGGCCATAGTCGCTATTTGCGTAACATATTGGGAATATGTAAGGCCAGTTGTCATAGGAACCCTTATCCTGCCATCTTTGCCGCCTCACTCTTGACGCGACCTACACGTGCGCTCCAGCCCTTGCCGTAACGGTCAAAGGTTGGCAACTTTTGCAGATACTCTAGCCTATTATCGCATAGTTTTGAAGCCGTTTCAGCCCCATCGCAGTCAGCCAGTGCCGCTTTTGTGGCATCGTCCAGCTTGCCGGTCACTTCGACATCCAAAATGGTCTGCACATACCGCAGAGCTCTTGCTGGGCCGGAGTTGACGGCAAAGTCCATCAAGGCATAATCAAGGCCACGAGGACAAATGTCCCCACCAATAACATCCCAAAAGCGCTGCTGATACAGAGGATATACATCAGCAGGAATAAGATTTCGCATAGCCTGCTCAGATACTTCATGCCCACACCAGTCCTCCAAGGTCTTCTTGGTTACACCCCAGTTGGTCATGCCGCCCGGATCATGCGGGTCGTTCACGAAGCCACCTTCTTCCTTGATGATGAGCTTAATTACATCGTCCCAATTGTCTTTCATTTGCGGAAACCCTTACTTTTGCTGATGGATTCAACCGACTTTACTTGAGATTGACGGTGATTCGCCCATTGTAACCATTCTGCAGCCGCATCAACATCCATAATGACAGTGATAATGCCTTCCTCACGCAGTGCATTGGGATCAACAATGGTTACGCATGCTGGCAGATTGTGGTCTGGGAAGCCCTTTGCATCGGCGAACTCATCGTAAACCTTGTAGGCACCGACCCGAATGGCATGCGACCAGAGGCCCGTCATCGGATCTTTAGTGACATTGTAGCCAAAAACGTGTTTGTGGCCACAGACAAGGATATGATCGCGCCAACCCATCTGAGCCGCCTTGGATACGCCGTGGGCTGGGTTCCACTGGCTGTGTCCTTGGAAGTCATGGCGGCAATTGATTCGGATGTCTCGGCCTTGGCGGTGCTTTAAGTTCAAACGAATGCCGTGATCTTGGTTTGGAGTGCCAATCTGACGGCATAGCCACTTAATAGGATCGTCCGTCCCGCTCCAGCAGTCGTGATTGCCGTTCACAATGTAAAGCCAATTGACCTTACGCAAGAACCACTCGACAATCATACGGGCCTGCTTTGCCGATGTGGCTTGATTGCCATACAGCCGAGCCAGACGGCCAATCCAGTTATTGCGAAGATCACCAACATTGCCAGCCATAAGGTTGGGGGTAATGTTGGTAAGGTTCATGTGATGCTCAAGCAGCGCAAGGTCACAACCGTCATCGTCAACATGGGGATCACCCATGTGCAGAATGCCATAGACACCGTTTAAGTTGACGTTAAGCGAGACAAGCTTGCGAGATGTCTTGGCTTCTGCTTTTTGTGTGAATTGCCGCTTGCGCCACTCTATGAGCTCCTCGACGGGCAGGTCACTGTCTGGTAGGTCAATGAAGGTAAATTTGTCTGTATAAGCATCTGCATTTAGTTTAGTCGAATTTGCCTTGGACATTTAGTGATCCTACGTTGTTGATTCGGTTGGATTACTTAGACCTTAAATTGTTTAATGTGTCATCCTTTTGACGGCTACCATTGGAGGAGCCAAACCAAAAACTTAGAACTAAGGTTAACGCAGCATCAAGCGTTCCAAGCACACGAGCGACAAGCTCTTTCATCGTCGGCTCAATGACGTGGCTAAAAATGTAAAACTGAATGACAACCCACGCGACGACAACAACAAACGAAAGGATGTCTGGTGTCCAGTCCTTTGTTTCTATTCGCATTTTTCTTGCCGAATCACGATCTGACGCAGAGATGCGCTCAAGGTCGATGTCGAGGTTCTTCATTTGAACTTTGAAGTTGTTTTCGGCATTCTTGATGGCCACTATCTGGTCCGGTGAAGCAGATGCAAGAGCCGTATTGATGTCGTCCTCAGAGCCGTTTTCATGACCTAACAAGGCTGTGGAAAGTGCCTTAACAGCCATACCGGCAACTGGTCCGCCAATTGCTGTTGCGATCGTGGGTGCAATGGTTTCGATGAGAGAGCCAAACTTGCCAAGGTCCATTATACTTAACTCCGTAAAAGTATAATCCCTATGCCCAGCATTATACTTAACACAAACAAAACAATAGCTGTTACAATACCAGCTTCTTTGATGTCTTCCAATCTAGCTTCTGCCAAACGCTCTTCTTCATACTTTTGACGTTCAATTTCTTTGCGGATGCTGATCACTTCACGCTGCACTTGATCCCAAGCGGCAAGACCAAACTGTCCGATAAACATGTTCTTGGCTTTTTCCGCCAAACTAACAGCCTCGGCCTTAGCCGTGTAGCGCTCAATGGCTATCTGTTCCGCTGTCTTGGTGGAGAATATATTGGTAGACGGCTTTTCAGCGGTCATGTGGGTCAGCTTTGCGACACTACCCCAAAGCTCGGATAGGTCGGCTGCCATGCCTTGTATTTCTTTACCAGCGGCAATCCCAGCTTGTATGCCCGCATAAGCTGCTTGCGCTGCCGCCAAAATGGTTAATGGATCCATTACGACCCATCCATTTTACGCTTTGTTGCTTCCTTATATGCTTTGTAGCTGCGGTAAAGTAAAAGGCCCGTACCAAGGATAGCCATGAGTAGGTGCAGCCATGCGTTCAATTCTGCCGCCCAGATGGGCATCGTAATCGCTCCTCCAGCAAGTGAGGCATCTATAACTGTGTCGTGTTCCTGCTGGTTGCTCATGGCTGCACCTTAAATGTTACTGGGCCGGTGGCTGCGGTGCTTCGGCAGCTTGGGCTTTTGCCAGCTCTTCAGCACCTTGTTTTTGAAGTTTTTCAACCAAATCCTTCACTTCTGCATACGGACGGGCCGCAACAGCGTTCAAGATGTAGTTCACTTCATCAACAGTCAAAGTAAGAGTGATATTCATGTTTAACCCTTTATGATGTTTACAAGTCTAGAATTTGGCTCAAGTGAAATGAACCCATGGTATTGACCGGGTTCCCAATCAAGTACCGCGCCGGAAGATATAACACTTTCCCACCCTTCGCCAAAGGCTTTTATAGAACCTTTCGCACAGATAGAAATATGAACGTCATCTTCCGTATGAACATGAAGCGGGAGTTCGTCTCCCACATTGGGAAAGTCGTAGATAGTGCCCTTTAATTTACCAAGTTCTAATGGTTTTGATTGCAGCATTACAGCACCTTTGGTCCAACTTGTTTTGCGGGATCAATTATCGGAGCCGCAGGAGGCACATAGGCCGCAATTTCTCCATATGCACCAGATACAAGTGCGTCATACAATGCGCGACCATGATCTTCGGTATCATTTTTATCAGCCGTAAACGGTATCTCTACTGGAACGGTATCGAACTTAACCATGCAATCTATGCGCGTTTGGTCCTCACTTGCATAAATTGGGTGAGATACTTTTTCAACTTTGCTCATATTATGCAATCCTCACAAATAAACCGCCGCCCGATAATCCACTGCAACATCCACCACCACTTTGCAAATGAAGGCCATTCATTGCCTGCCATGTACCACTTACAGCAGCACCATCACCACTAGTTCCCATTCCCCCAACTGGTGTGTTTTGCCCGCCTAAAAACATGTAAGCCCATCTTAAATTGCTTCCAGCATATGTAGTGCCAGCGTTATAATTTGCAGTGCCAGTTCCCACATACCGAAGAATAGCATAAGTTCCAACAGCGCCAAAAGTTGTAACAAGAGATATAGTGCCGCTTGTTGTGATTGTGCCGCCGGTTAATCCCGTACCAGTCGCAACCGAGGTTACAGTTCCGCCAGCAAGTGTGGACGAGATAGTAATCGCGCCTTGGTTAGCATTAACTGAAATGCCCGAACCGGCATAGACAGCGGAAACATAACCACCAGAAACTGTACCGGCAGTCGATGCGTAACCAGAACTGCCCGTGATGTTGATGCTATAAGTACCGCTGTTGTTGTATACGCCATTGGTAACAGTTGCAGCATTGCCGGAAATGTTGATGCCGTATGTGCCGCCATTGTTATACACGCCATTGGTGACCGTAGCGGCATTGCCGGATACGTTAATGCCCCAAGTGCCGGAAGCGTTCCCACCAGTTAAAGTGGGTGCGTAAGAGTTATAATTTGAAGTTGTTAGGCCATTTGTAACAGTAGCAGCATTACCAGTAATGTTAATGCCCCAAGTTCCAGAAGCGCCCGTACCTGTTAGGGTTGGCGCATATGAGTTAAAATTAGACGTTGTTAAACCGTTGGTGACAGTGGCGGCATTACCAGAAATATTGATGGCCCAAGTGCCAGATGCACCCGTTCCAGTGGGTGTTGGCGGTGTGTAACCTAAAGCGGTCGTAACATCACTAGATGTCAATGACACCGAACCCGTGCGAGTATTGAAGGACAGCACACCCGTATTGCTGATCGTCGGGTTATTGCCAGCGCTAATCGAGATACCAGCACCAGCATTCAATTGCAGGCGTAAGTCATCGGCAAACGTGATGTTTGTGCCGTCAGAGAAAATAAATGTGCTCTGCGTCACGCCATTTCCACCAGAGGCCGCTACATAAGTGCCGCCGCCAGCAGAGGCCAGAGTGACAGTATAAGCGCCCGTGGTGGTGTTTTGGATGATGAAGAAGCCACCGACACCGGCTGGGAAGTAAATGGTGACGTTTGCCGACAGAAGGCCCGTCAACTTAATGCGGGCATTCTGGCAGTTGGCTTGTGTCAAATTGACATTGGCGTTCGTAAGCGCAACCGAATAAGTGCTTCCCAAGGACGAATCAACCACGTCCATGTCGCTATTAAGCGGCACGTTCCACGAGTTAACGTAGTCGTTGTATCCCGGCTTTTCTAAGCCCTTATTGGTTGTGTACGAACTGGCCATTTTAATTCACCCAAGGCAGCGGAGGAGAAATCGGGTTGGGGCTAATTTGTTGCGCGATCTGGTTGTCAATGTTTGCCTCATATGCAGCCACTTGTGCTGGTCCGAGGGCCGTTGTAACCCACCCCACCACTTGCGCTTGTGTAAGCTGCGCGTATGGCGTAAATGGCTCACCAGCATCATACTTCACATTGACCGTTCCGTAAACCGAACCAGTGTGAGGTGTTGGCGTTGCGCCGTCAGACCCGCTCAGTGTCCAGTGGATGGTCGTCACGACATCCGTCTGGCCCGCATAGGCTGGATAGCAGTCCAGTTGATTAATTGTCCAAGTGTATGTGTTGGCCATTACTTTTTCTCCAGTGTAGCTATACGAGTTTCAAGGGCATCAATTTTTGCGACTGCTTCTTGAAGGGCGGCGACGAGAAGCGGGATCACTTCAGTGTATGCAACGCCTAAATACTCAGTCTGGTCATCTGACAGCGGCAATTTTGCGCTATGCACAACTTCCGGCAAAACCTTTTGTACGTCTTGTGCGATCAATCCAACATGTGGCGTTTTAGCATCATCACTTTTCCAACTATATTTTACAGCCCGAAATGATTTTACGCCTTCAAGCGCAGATGTTATTGGCGCAATGATGTCCTTTAAGCGTTCATCAGAGTTTGCTGACCACGCAGTCGCGCCATCCGCTATGTAAACACCAACATTGTTTTGATTAATAATTAAACAAGAGTTACTACTATCAATGTAAACGCTATTCCAAAATTTCCCAGCAGCAGTTGCGCTATTGCGGTTAACGACGTTTGTTTGACCCGTTTGAACAATGGTGAGTTTTGCATTGTTTAACGTGCTTGTCGTCCCCACCAGCAGATTGCCGTTGGCATCAAGGCGCATTTTTTCAGTATTACTGTTGTTGCTGAACGTCATGTAGCCATCGCCAGCCACACAAGCCGCAATAGACGCTTTTACGGTTCCAGCATTTGAAAAACTGACTGATGCAAGCGTTGTTCCTGTCGTGCTACTATTATCAAGATAAAGAACATTAGCGGTTCCAGATGCTTGTGAACCTTGAATTTGCAATTTTGTTTGTGGCGATGTCGTCCCAATCCCTACGTTGCCGGAAGAATCAATACGCATTTGTTCGCTGCTAGCAACTTTCCAAACATGGTATGATGCGTCAGTGCTTTTATACAAATACGCACTTTGTGCCGCATTTGTCACAACTTCTTGTGCGTATGAGGAATTGTTAACTTCCCAGCGCACTTGTGAATTGCCAGTGCCGCCATTTACTACTAACCTAGCAGAAAGAGACGTTGTACCAATCCCCACATTCTGCGATGTATCAATCGTCAAAGCAGTCGTGTTGTTTGACTGCAAAGTCAATGCATTGCCTGTACCAGAATTGATTGTAGCAATAATTGGGGTTGTAATGGTTGGCGATGTTTGCAAGACAATCCCGCCCGACCCAGTGACGTTTTGGCCTAGTGCCGTTTGCACACCCGTACCAAAGGCCGAAATGCCTGTACCGCCGTTAGCTATAGGCAATATGCCAGTCACGCCCGATGTAAGAGGCAGACCCGTGGCATTGGTCAACACAGCCGCTGATGGCGTACCCAAATTGGGCGTTGTCAGTGAGGGCGATGTTTGCAGGACAATGCCGCCAGATCCAGTCACAGCGTTACCAATTGCTGAAACAACACCCGTTCCAGTGGTAATAGTTGATGGAGCCGCGCCAGCCCCGCCGCCTACCACGATGGCATTAGCAGCCAGAGCAGCAGAAGAAGCCCAAGTAGTGCCAGAACTAAAATAAGGGATGCCACCAGAAGTTCCCGCAACAGTTAGAGCCAATGTGCCCGATGTCGTAATAGGCGAACCAGACACCGAAATAATACCGCCAGTAAAGGTTTGAGCAACACTTGTGACCGTACCGGCATAAGTTGCCGACCATGACACGTTTGTTCCATTTGATGTTAGCACTGTGCCAGCAGCACCAATGCCAAGTTTGGACAGCGTGTTTGTCGCGGACGCATACAGCAAATCGCCGGTCAAATAGGATGTCTGACCCGTTCCGCCATATGTAGGCCCAACAGCCGTGCCTTGCCACACGCCGGTGCCAATTGTGCCCACACTGGTCAACGATGACGATACGACCGAAGCATTCAAGGTGGTGCCAGACAATGTGCCTGCAGGCGCAATAACAGCCGCTGTGGAGGCCGCCGTCAATTGACCTTGGGCATTCACCGTAAATGTCGGAATAGCCGTTGAGGAGCCATAAGAATTGGCTGAGACAGCAGTGTTGGTGATGCTAAATTGTGTGCCACTTAGTGTCAGACCCGTACCAGCGGTGTACGCGGGCACTTGGCTAAATTGAGCAAATGACAGACTGGTCGTGCCAATGATCAAAATGCCGGTAGTCGAGAGAGCATACGCCTCACCCGCATCGCTACCACCTGTGACAAGGAAATAAGCACCTTGATCAAGACCCGAAGCGCTGTTCGGAATGTATTTATTAGCATCAGTGGCGCGTGTAAGTATCCACGGGGATACAGACGCAACACCCACTTGCGAAACATAATAAGCACCATTCTGCAAGCCAGCCGACTGACCAACAAGCAAAATGCGGTCATTGAGACCTGCTGTGTAACCCTCATAAACTAACGGGCCCGTGCCGGTCGAAGTCAATGTGGCACCGACACCAGAGTTAGCGCGGCTGGTAATAGTCAAACCGCTACCGTCAGTTAGCGTTGTAACTTGTGGGCCGCCGTAATCGGATGCAATTGTCAGTGTGTTAAGGGCAGGAGTAGTAAAAACAAAGTAAGGCGTACCAGATGTGATGCCATTCGTTGTGCTGTTAAACACAATCATGTCACCGATTGACAGGCCGTGATTGGTCGATGTCGTCAGAACATTGCTGGTGATTGTCGTAACAGTTGGCGTAGTGCCGCCTTGTGCATAAGTGGCAGACAAGTTGCTATCTACGTCAGCGGCAACGGCAGGATGGATGTCCAAGCCAGCTGCCACATTATTATCAACATATTGCTTTGTCGCTAATTGCAGCGCAGCAGTTGGGCCTTGCGTAACAGTGACCGATGTCAAGCCAGCCAATGTGGATGCTGTAGCACCCAGTGCTATGTTTGTTGTGCCAATCGTGACAGAGCTATTGGCCAGATCCGAGTTAGGAATAGTTGAAACGCCACTGATCGTTGTGCCAGCACCTTTGAGGTAGCCAGTAACAGAAGAAAGCCCCGTACCACCATTGGGTACAGTTAATGGGCTAAATAGCGTCAAACTTGTTGCGGATGCCGCGCCGAGCGTTGGCGTGACAAGTGTAGGCGAGTTGCTTAATACAACCGAACCACTACCCGTCGATGTTGTGACACCGGTACCGCCAGCCGTTACTGGAAGGGTGCCAGTTGTCAGTGCAGAAGTAGAAGTAGCGTACAGAGCGCCACCGCTTGTAAAGCTTGTAAGACCAGTTCCGCCATTCGCTGTACCAAGGGTGCCCCCAAGCGTTAATGTGCCAGAAACAGTGATTGGGCCGCCGCTAAACGACATGCCCGTTGTGCCGCCAGAAGCATTGACGCTTGTTACAGTGCCCGCACCGGTAACTGTCTTCCATGATGGATTTGCGCCAGCGCCACCGGTTTGCAGCAATTGGCCAGAAAAACCGGGATCCAATGGCTGCCAGTTGGAGGCCGCACGGTATAAAATTTGCCCTTGCGTATTACCGAGTGCGTAGTCAATCAAAGACGACAGCGATACTCCCGTTGGAGCGGCACTGACACCCGTCTCGTTAGCAAGAATGTAGCCGCTTGTAATGGGCGACAGAGACAGCGTTCTATTAGCGGACAAGTCACCGCCGCCGGTTAATCCCGTACCAGCAGTGATTGTGCGGCTTGTCGGCACAGCGCCGATCGTGGCTGGCGTAATAGCGCTTGTGGATGCCGAGGTGATCCGTCCATACGAATCAACCGTGAATGTCGCAACGTCAGCGCCATCACCATATGAACCCGGCGCAACACCAGTTGTCGGTAATGAAATCGTCCCCGATGTAGTGATTGTCCCGCCATTCAAGCCAGCACCAGCTGTGATTGACGTTACAGTGCCGCCGCCGTAGCTTTGGGCTTTGACGAAAGCCGTAGTGGCAATGGTTGTGCTATTATCGCTGCTCAGTGGAGTTGGAGCAGTTGGCGTTCCAGTAAACGCAGGTGACGCAAGAGGCGCACCAGCGATAAGCGACAGAACTTGCGGGCCAGTAAGGTCTTGCGGATTGGCAGAGCCAGCAGTGTTGTTACCTTTGATCGTAAAAGTAGCCATAGGCGCAAGATAGGCATTGGTAACCCCACTTGATTGCAGCCCGATGGTGCCAGTCGTGGTAATAGTTCCGCCAGAAAGTGGCGCAGATGCCGTGATAGACGTAACTGTCCCAGTGTTTGCGTTCAGATTAGCAATCTGCTGGGTGGTAACACGGACAGATGTGTTACTTTGTACCGCTTCAACATATTCCGAGCCAGTGAGTGCTGCGGTGGTAGGCAGATTGAGGATTGTTGTATTAGACATGCGTACTAACCCACCAACGGTATCTGATTAAAGTCATATGGAAGCCCAACTATAACAGTTTTCGCCACTGTTTGCGACTGCAAGAGGCTTGCTGCAGGTATAGTTTTAGCCGTCAAATAAGTAAATGCTGTCGCCGTTGTTACGGTAACACTGTAAAAGCCGCATGCATCGGTGTTTGTAAGCCCTTCAATACTTATCTGATCATTTGTAGACAGCCCATGCACACCGTTACATGTAACAGTAACCTTGTTTGACCCGTCCGTGTTGACAGACAACAGTGGCAACACAACGCCATAGTGCACAGAGCCATTTAAAGGCGATATGGCATATGATTCGAGGCCGTTTGGTTTTCCAACAGGCTGCTCAACCATGTATTGACCATCTTGCGTCAACAAATACTGCCCTTGCGCCACATTGAGGCCCGTAATTGGGTCAATAACTGGCGGTACAACGGTTGTATGGTAGTTGGTTTCATCTGCGGTATAAGGTTCCACACGCGCATTCAACACGGGCAACGGATCCGCCGTCAAAACAATGGCACGTTTTTGCTGTTGTGGGATGTCTTCGCAACGATCGCAAACCAAAATGCGCAAATTGTTGAGCTTTGCACCGGCCCAATCATATTGCCAGCGAAGGTTTACGTGGTTGTTCCATATGCCACAGCGGTCACAGACGGCAAACGCCTGCGGGTTTCTCGTGCTTACCCTTGCTCTACCAGCC